ACTAACCATGAAGGAAACAGAATAAGTTTACCCTCTTCTGCTGCGATCTTTTCTATAGGACCTCCACGGACTTTAAGATTGTCAGATATGACCTCCATACAGTCCATTGTGCGAGGATATACTGGATCATGGAATACAGTTGCTACTCCACCTGTAAGATAAAAAACTCCCGACACTACAGCCATAGGATGTCTGTGTCTTGGATGTCCTACCCCTGATCCTGCAGGTGCAATGTTGCCCCACATGAGTGATATGTCTAGTCTATCACATTGTAGAGCAAATGTCACTTTATATTCTTCTAGACATTCTTCAAACCACTCTACGAGCGAGTGGAATCTCTCATTTTTGTGAATATTGCCACACGTCGTCTCAACTCCCTCTGGAAAATTAAACTGCTCTCTTCTCTCGGATCTAAGAGTTTCTTTAATTTCTTCAAGATCTTCTTCATAGGTAAATTCGGGGACAATAACTGGGAATAATTTGTTTATTTTCATTTAACATCCTTCTTTTCTAGATTCATCATAGGCACATCCCATCCACCTATATTTTGATTTCCAAAAGGGAAGAAGTTAGCAGCAAGTGTGAATCTATTAACCGCTCTTACGTTAGGTTGAGACCCATGCACTAGGTAGGCAGGAAAAATTATTAACGTGCCTGGCTCTGGACAGAAATTATGTCTAGTCTCTTCATAAGGACCTCCATCTAAATGCAACTGTGCCCATTCTCTTTGTGCAAGAGGGTCTACAAACGTAGTAGGAGTTGCTTTTGTGATGTAGTAGATACTGCTCCAATAAGACATGGGATGTCTATGTGGAGTATGGTAATGACCAGTCTGAGCATCAGATCTGTTACACCACATTGATGTAATTTCCATCCTATCAGCAAGGAATTTGTTATCCTTTAGGATTTTATTGGCACATAATTCTAACCACACCTTCAACTCATTCCACTCGGGACGTTGCTCAAGGTGTGGATGTGAGGTGCCTACTCCACCATCTGTATTATATCTCCTATATTCTTCTTTTTGTGCTAATTCAAAAGTCTTTTTCCATAGAGACTTAGGACTTGTAAACTCCCACAATCTGACAGGAAACCAAAGTTTCTCTGTGTAGTCAGTTTTCATTGCGAATCTCCTCGGGAGCATTGACACCAAACCAAATACCAACTACAGGCACAGCAAAGATCAATACTCTTGCCAAACCTGTAATTGCTAGGAAGATCAAGACTCTCTTAGATGACTTCCACCTTCTAGGTGTCCTTGGGGTAATCATTTGAATTCACACCTCATCATAATTTCTGTTAAAAATGCAACAGAGTTTATCTCCAAGTCAGCAACGAATGCTGCTTTATATTGATACTCACCTATGATGAGCACTGCCTCAGGTATAGACTGTGGCTGAAGATATTCATATAGCTTATCGTATATAGCACGAAACAAGACCTTGTAATCATTGTCTAGATTCGTGACAACCCATTTACGCATGTTAGTAAACTCTTTTTGCTTAAGGAATCCAACTAACTTATCAATATTTTGACTGTTAGATCTACCTAAGATACCAACATCAATCTTTCCTGTAGCAGAGTATGCCTGCAACTCATTAAGAGTGCGACGGAAGTCTGGGAAATACTTACCAACTACCTCTGCTACTACTTTTGCATCGTATTCAATACTTTCTTTAGTAAGAATGTCTAGGCATCGCTTATGAAAATTAGAAGCGAGGACGGCACGATTCTTACCCTTTGTAGACATATCTACAACAGAGCATCGACTCTTGATAGGGTCAATGATTTTGTTGATATAGTTACAGGTGAAAATAAAACGACAGTTATTCTGAAACTCCTCGATGACAGCACGCAATAGCAACTGGACATCGGGTGTAGAATTGTCTGCCTCATCAATAATTACGACCTTGTGTTTACCTCCCACAAGAGAAGAAGATGATGCAAAGGACTTACACTTTGTGCGGACGGTATCTAAGTAACGACCTTCATCAGATCCATTGATTAGATAATAGTCAGCACCAATTTCTTCACACAGTGCCTTGGCAAGGGTAGTTTTACCGATACCTGCAGTGCCAGGCAAAAGTAGATTAGGAATCTCTCCCTTCTCTACATAACCTGAGAAAACTGCTTGGTTGACATCTGTTAGGATACAATCAGAAACTGTCCTTGGACGATACTTTTCAACCCAAAGAAACAGTTTACTCATTAGTCTTGGTCAGGCTCCAGTGCGATAAAGTAATTAAGAGAAGATTCAGATAGAGAGTTGAAATTGATAACATTCTTGTCTGAAATACACACATGGTATGTGCCATCAAGAATCTTAAGGTTTTCAATCTTTAGACAGTAACAGAAGTTACGCTCATGAGTTGGAGTTGTGCCCCAGTAATCTGCTTCCCAAACAACTTTGTCTACAGGGACAGAGAAGACGTGACTGTTATCAGTTTTCTTATCCTTAACTGAGATAGACAAGTTACCTTCGTATGAGTTAACACAGAAGTCAGTAACACCAAAGTTGTATGCTGCTTCACGAAGAAGTTTTAGATTCTTCATAGTCAACTCAAAGTTTACAACCTTCTCAGGAAGATTAGGGTCGTAAGTCTTAGGTGGTTGGACAATGATATCAGGGTCAGACTTGATGTAAGTTGCCTTACCTTTTGTCGCTTTGTCTGCAATATAGATTTTATTCTTTCCCATGAAGATGAGATGTGGTTGCTCAAACATAGAGCAAGTCTTCACAAACAATGGGAGATCGTAGATAGGAATGTCCTCAGGAAACTCTTCACCACATGAAGAGAATGCAAGAATATTCTTGTTGACCGCCATAGTAGCAAGAGTTTTCTCTGCTGCTTTAATTACAACCGACTTATTGATCTCACTAAAATTCTTTAGGAAAGCGATAGTCTTCTTAGAGAGACGAATCTCTGTTGCTTCATTCATAATGTTGTTGCTCAATTTTGTTTTCGTGACGGACTCTATTGCGATCGTTAAAACACATTAGAAGTATACAATAATGCATTGCCTTCATAATGTCAACCCTTGCCTGTCCCTTTTTATCATAGCGTGACAAATACTTGATAGCATTAGACCTGCAGAATGCTTCGGAATCTCCTACTGCATCAATCAGGTCTAACGTTTGCACACCTTCACCATTTTCGGAGGAGTAATGTTTACTATACGTCCCTCCGATATACTCCGTGACCTCTTTCATGATCACATCTTCATCATATTTGAATGCCATTAAGCGTTAGTAAATAGATTTTCTACTTCGGTCATGTTAATGTCCCCATCTATCTTATCATATAAGTCAAGGAATGACTGTTTTGTTTCATCATCGAAACGATTAAGACATGCTTTGATTGCTTTAGCACGATCACCGAAGATAGCATATGCACGGATGATGTGCACAAGACGACGAGTTGAAATCACTTCATCAACACCACCTTCTTTGAAAGTCCTACGAATCATGTCTGCCCATGTGACTAAGTTAGCGATGTATTTGTCATCACATGCATCCAACTCTTTACAGTAGTTGTTTAGCATCTTAGTCTCGATAGCAGGTGTAGGATACTCTTGCTCGAATGTCAAGGGGAATCTCTCAAGGAATGCTTCATTCAACACGTTAGTGCCAATGAATCTTCCGTCTTCAGATCCTTTACCTTTTGTGTTAGCAGTAGCAATAACTGTAAAACCTTTAGCAGGTGTTACATATCTACCTACCTTCTTGAGGAAGACACCTTTACCTTCTAGTATAGACTGAAGACAAAGGATTTTGTTAGATGCAAGGTCAATCTCATCAAGGAGAAGGACTGCACCACGCTCGAGTGCTTCCACTACAGGACCATTATGCCACACAGTGTTGCCATCGACAAGTCTGAAACCACCGATGAGATCATCCTCATCAGTTTCTATAGTAATATTAACACGAATCACTTCACGATTCAACGCAGCACATGCCTGCTCTACACTCATAGTCTTACCATTACCTGATAGACCTGTAATGAATGCAGGGTAGAATACCTTGGACTTGATGATCTTCTTAAGATCAGAGAAGTTACCGAAGGGCACAAAGTTTTTGTCTTTAGATGGAATCAATCTCTCAATTACTGCAGGTGCTTCGTATGCTTTCTCTAACTGCTCAGTGATGGATAGATCCCACTTACCAATACCTTTCTTGTATTGCTTAAGTCTTTTCTTGACTGTTGCTACAGAGCAATCGAAATGGTCTGCTGCTTCGACAAGATTCTGGAAGGTAACATCGTTACCGTGCTTCTCAGATAGGTAGTTTTTGAAGTCTTCTGTTGTCACTAGGACTGGCTCGAAAGGCATAATCGTATTTGTTTGTGTCTATATGATTATTATACAAGAATAAAATCCGCAATGCCACTGTTAGTGGACACTATCCAAAGTGGCATACGCTCTGGTTTGCGTAGGTAATTTGTAGGTGCCCATGGTTTACTTGCAACATAGCGTCTATATGCAAGTGTGGTAGGGATATCGTAATCATATTTCCACTTATCAGGCATAGCACGAGCGAATGGTGTATGCCTAGCACTGCAACCCTCGGGTGCAATGTGTGCTGCGAATCTTATAGAGTCTTCGCAACCATGTTTCTTATCATATCTATAAGTATACTCTTCACAAAGTGCAATACCATGCTCTATCAACCATGCAATATTATGATTAGACTCTGCTACCCACTTGGTGCATGGATGATTACGGAAGGCACCCTTCGCTGTTTTATAAGGTGTGCCATCAGACTTGAAAACCTGACCGATACTGTGATACCAGTCAGAGTATACAATGCTGAGCATTTGACATGTTTCTAAGGGCATCTTAACAACATGCTTATCTGGCAACTGGTATGCTGACAGATAAGGATCGTTGTTAACTGCGAAGATATTCATGCAATCTGTGTAATAAAGTTAGATAATACTTTTTTGTTGTTTGCCTTGGCACCTAGAGACTTTTTGAATGCACTTCTGATTTGTGCATTAGTGGCATCTGCTTTGACCTCAAAGTCAGTGTCTGATTCAAGACTAGTTGAGTTAAGGAGATACAACTCTTGGTAACCGTTGCAGTTAGGAAGACAAAGTGACTTGTCTTTTCTCCACTTCTTAAGGATAGCATTTTCTGACTCAAAGTCAACTTGTCCACTGTAACGAATGAAGTGACTAGCATCAGATCCATTACAGATACGGAAACCTATGAAGTTTGTCTCAGGGAAAGTATACTTAAGATACTTAAGAATCTGTTGAGTCAATCCTCCATGACAGTCATTACTTGGTTTGCTGTGGAAACCACTCTTTCTATCTCTTACAACTGCCATACCATGTAGTCCACCTCTGTATAACTTATGCTGCAAATCGTCTGGCAAGTTTGGTTTCTGTAAGATACCGATAGTATTTGACTCACCGTCAGTCAAGGTAACAACGTGTAGTTTCTCAACTCCATATCTTTTCTTGAATGTTGGGATGATAGTCTTCAATGCAATCAATGAATCGTTTAGAGGAGTGCCACCTAAGTTTACTTGATGTGGGATAGGGAAGTTGTATCCAAGATATTGGTTTCTGTTTTGAAAGTGAGATGAAAGACGGAATAAGTATTGAGCATGAGTATCAAAAGTATCTTTCTTTGACTCATTGCTGAGGTATTCAACAAGACGTAGGTGTGGATAGATAGAAAACTCACCTACCTTAGGAGCATTCTTGTATGCACGGAAGTCTTCGTCAAAACCATGTGACCTTCTGTATGTATCGTCACCTTCCCAGTATGCATCACTGAATGCATAGACTCTGAAAGGAATATTTACCTTACGACAGAAGTATGCAAGAGAAAGAAGTTGCTTTACAGTCTGGTGAAGATCTCGATACATGCTACCAGACCAGTCAAGTAGGAATACAAGACCATGATTCTTACCATCAGGTGTGGACATGATCTTTCTGAAGATATCGTCGTTGTATTTGTATGTGTGTAGTTTTGTAGTATCTAGGACACCTGTCTTAGAAACTGACGCTCTAGCATATGCTGACGCTGCTTTTCTACACTCAAACTCTTTGACCATGTAGTTGACTTCTTGGTTGCACTTCTTCTTGAAAGATGCATAGTCAGAGTCAACTTTAGAGAAGTCGATACCGATATAGTTTTCATTGTTAGGATCGCTATAGATATCCTGACCCCAGAAATCTTGTAGGACTTTTACCCAGTGATCAGGTTTGATAACAAGGTGAGAAAGATTTACTTCGGGCACATCAGCGTATGTTGGTGTCCTGTAAGATTCTTGCTCTGCAATTTCCTTAAGGTTATCTTCAAAGTTTCTATCTGTTATTCCTTCATCATAGTTGAAACCACCTTCATTTGATGTTGCAGGGTCTTCATCACTATCTTCCCAATCGTCAGACTCTGAGTCTGAATTTGATTGAGGATTAGGTTGAGGTTGCTGTGCGTCACCGTCATCATCCTGCGAAGTCTCAGTCGTAACCGTATCCATCTGGGGAGCATCTCCACCATCATCTTCAGTTGAAGGTGTGTTATCGATATGCTCTTGATCTTCTTCTTGCTCACCTTGCCACTCGTAAATTTTTGCTGCTAACTCACATACGTCTTCAAAAGACTCACATAGATCTGCTAGTGCCAACCATTTCTTTTCTTCTTCGTTTTTGAAAGGGATGGGTATAGTCTGGTCAACAATGCCTACCTTATAATATAGGTTGATACGGTCGATAAGTTTTAGTTTGTTAAGATCCATCATGCCGATACCGAAGAAATCTTTCTGATTCAACTCACGGTAACCTTTGAAGAAATCTTTACGAAGACCTGGAAACTTGTCCTTCATTGACTTCTCGATACGCACATCTTCTAGAATATTTACATAAGACTTAGGCAAATCTGTCATACTTTCCCATCCATCAGCAGGTGTAAATAAAGCATGACCTACTTCATGACCCACTAGCATGTCATAAACGCTCTCAGAGGCGATCCAGAGGGGCAATGAGAGGACTCTATTCTTTACATCGAATGATGCAGTCTCACACTTACAATGCTCAACAGTTAGATTTTCTGTAGCAAGTAGTTTAGCGAGTGATCCTTTGATTTCTTGTATTAGCATGTGTGTGCGATGATTATATACTCATTATAATGAGAAACCCTCCGCTTGGGAGGGTTTAGTAGACACTTTAACAACTGTCCACGACGTTTCCTTGCTTGACGCAATGCTTGTGGCTTCAAGTGTCGCTTCTTTTCTTTCTTTGAATGGTGTTGCCAGTTAGGGGTTGTCACGGTCTGAGTATTTAAGGGACGAGAAGTCATTTTCTTTAACAAACTCAAGACTAGATTCAAATGCATCGACTAGAGTGTCAATCATCTTGTGAGAAATCACATAGATGTTTGTATTATCACTCATGCGTCTCAGGATCTTAAGAAGATCTGTTGTTGCATTGGTATCCAGACTAGAATCAAACACTTCATCTAGTAATAGGAGGTTAGTTGCTGCAGAATTTTTCATTCTAGCAATATCTCTCCATGTAAAGAGCAATGCTAGGTCAATCTTTTGCTTTTCACCCTCAGAAAAGGATGCATAGGAAAAGATATCTCTATGTCTGCTCTTAATTACCTCGTTAAATTCCTCGTCAAGAGTAAAATTGACGTAGAAATCCATATCTTGTAGGTATTTATTGATATGTGTGTTGATAATGGGGATAAACTTCTTAATTATCTTACTCTTGATACCATTATCACGCAATAGGGTGCTGACCACTTTGTGATGTGACTCCTGTGCATTGACATCAGCACATTCTTCTACCTTTTTATCCAACTCTTCCTTAAATTTGCTTAGTTTTTCCTGCTCACAGGTTAAATCTGAGTTGGTAGTCTTCTTACCCTTGACTGCGTTGAGTCTAGAAGCAATAGTTTTCTTTTCTTTGGTGTATGCTTTTAAATTACTCTTAAGTGTTTGATATTGTGCTGCCATTTGCGAGTCTGCCTTGACTTTCTTGTCAAGTTTCTCTAAGACCTGCTCCATTTCTTTCAGTTTAGACTGGTAGTCCTCATCTTTCTTACTCAAATCATCCACTCTAGACACTTTTGTATCAGTATCAATAGTCTGTGTGCAAGTAGGACAGGTATCATTCTTGATAAAGAAGTCAAGATCAGATAAATTTCTATTTACTTTAGTTTTTACAGATGCAATATACTCTCGCATCTTACTATACTGTGCCTGTGATGATGCTGAGTTGGCAAGTTTGTCAGTAAGATCACGGATCTCAGTCTCTGTTGATGCTATATTTGTTTCTACTGCAAAATTCTCTTCCTTTAATGACATCAACTGTGATGCAAGGTCATCATTTACATCCTTAACCATACCTTCCATGCGTTGCACTGTAGCAGTTTGCATGTCATAGGTCTTTTGATGTAGTGTGACTGTGTGCTCACACTCTTTAACTTCATTTCTTATGTCTCTCAAGCGATCCTTGAGCAACAAATTCATGCGTGAGAATACTTTGATGTCGAGGAGGTCTTCGATAACCTCTCTTCTATTTGGAGCATTAAGTTGCATGAATGGAACGAAAGTGCTAGACCCAAGAATAGAAATCTGTGTGAAAGATTTGAAATTGAATTTAAGTATCTTCTGCTCGAGATACTTTTGGTAGTCATTATTTGCTGCAGACTGGTCAATAAGTGTGCCGTTACGATATATCTCAAAGACATTTGGTTTGATTCCCCTTACTACTTTATACTTTGACTGCCCTACTGAGAATTCAACTTCCACCAATAGATCACGCTCGTTAATTGTGTTAACTAACTGACCTTTACTAATCTTACGGAAGGGTTTATTAAACAATACAAAACATAAGGCATCTAACATGGTAGATTTCCCTGCTCCATTATCGCCATAAACAACGGTAGACTTATATCTTTCAAGATCTAAATATGTGAATCCATTTCCTGTTGATAGGAAATTTTTCCACTTCACTTTTTCAAAAACAATCATGTATTAGGGTCGTCGTATTTACGAAGGATATAAAGTGCAATGGTGGCACCAATAGATGATGCACCTAAGACGATTAAAAATAAAGGCATTAGTCTATGACTGAAGGTGGAGGAATAACAAAGTCATTCTCTGTTATGATAGCATACCTGTATCCATGTTGTCTACAATTTGAAACAACATCTTTACGCTCAACCTCTGCCACATCTAATTCCCTAGGGAAATCTACATCTATTAACATTTGATGATATCTGTCAGCGTCATCTTTAATCGCAAAGATCTGTACGATACGCTCAAAAGACTTATCATCTTTAACAGCGTACACACCACCAGTTTTCTTTTCGACTAAGACAAACATCAGACTTCTACCGATTCCATGTATAGATTTTTCAGTATAGCAAAAACTTCTTCTTTATGTGGAAGCTCTTGGACACAGGTTTCAAGGATAGTAAGAGTATCTTCTACCTCTACATCTGTTACGTCTTCCAGAATATAAGTGTTATCTTCTATAATTTTCAAGTCTGCTACATTACCACACTGGATGTAGCGAATGGTCTGGTCAAACTTTGCTTGATCAGTCTTGTCATCTACGATTAGTTTAACGTAGGTGTTTGTAAAGTCAAGACCTTTGATATCATCTAGAGTTGTTTCATTATAGTAGATCTTATGGAATACCTCATAAGGATTCTGCTGAAACTTTAACTTTAGATCATCTGTATTTAGCAGATGAAACCCTTTTTTCTGACCGTAATCATTCCAATAGATTTGATTCGGGTTACCTAGATACTGGATATTCTTTTTCTTACTCTTTAGATGATAGTGTCCTGATAAGACCATATCGAATTTATCGTAGGGTGCTGCGTCATCCCCATGAGACATAACAATTCCAGGTATAGCCTCAAAACCGCTAAGCTCGAGATGCCCCACACAGATATCTGAAGCACTAGTCTCGATTGCATCTCTAGTGGCATCTCTTGACTCGTCACATACCCAAGGAATACAGCACATATCCCTGCCACCAATGCTATAGTCTCCAGGTACGTCAATAATATTAATGTTGTCATAGTCCTTTAGTAGTAACTCAGGTGCATTTACCTTAAGAGTATTCTTAAAGTAGATATCATGATTACCAATCAACATATTCATAGTGACACCACGATCACGGAGTGGGTCAAACCACATCTCCTTTGCAGCATCTAAACTATTAAAGTTAATAGTCTTTCTCTTATCAAACGTATCACCTAGACACAATACCTCAGTAATTCCCATCTTATCGATGGTTGGTATGACAACTTTAGAATAAAATGCTTTATATTTTTCTAGAAAAACTAGACTGTCATTACGAACGCCGAAGTGTTGGTCAGTTATAACCAATACATTCATGTATTATCCTCGCATAGTAGTTTCAATTCTAGACTTGATTGAATTCATCTGAGCATGATCGTCTTTGGTATCAACTGAGAATACCTCATCATATCCACTCTTCTCAATCAACTTGTCTTTGATATCCATTTGACGTTTTTCCTTTGCAATACGACGTAGGAATGCATAATACACTATCTGTGTAAAATATGCAAATGGGTTAGTCGATTTCGCAGGATCAAAGTTATCGATATACTGGACACAATTCTCAATCCCATCGCAGATCATGTCATCCTTATACATGTAGTTAATAAAGTTAGGACGATATGATAGGTGAGTAGCAATCTTTAAGAAGCACTCTCCAATATAGTTTGGGATTCTCGGTTTGGGTAGATCTTCTTCAGCAGCATGCTTAACGTCCTTGCGGTATACCACGAGCTCGTCGAGAAACTTCTTGTTATCTACATAGTGTTGTTTTTTTGCTTTCCGTGGCATTTATTGCTTCCGAATGTCTTAAGTATACACCAGTTATATGTCTACGTCAACCTGTGTTACGCCACTGCTTCTCTAACTTCTTACGGAAGTCATCAACTTTACCAATAAGTCCCATGGTTTCATTCATAGGTGCAGTGTAATCATCATTAGATCCAAATTCTCTACGCAACCACATGCGATACATGGCAATAGAATCATCACTCATAGGTGCTACGCAAATTATATCTGGCTCTCTAATTAAATAAAAATCTTCTTCACTAAACATCATCCACTTGGTAAAACCAATAGCAAGACCTTGATGCTTACCCTCTGCTACAGGTGTAGCGTGTGGTTTGGCAGGATTAGACACAAAAATAAGAGTATCACCCTTATCATCAGTGGCGATCATAGGTCCTAAGACCTCATCACCAGAGACTAGTTTGACTACTCCGTAGAATTCTTGCTCGTGTTGGATGTAATTAATCATTTTTGAATCTTACTTTAGTGACTTCATAATCAAACTCTTCAGACTCGTATATCTTCATCCTCTCTATTAGATGTCTGAATGTGTAGTTATGATATGACCCCTTCGTGCAGTCATCAGCAATGTCGTAAAGTGTTGCCTGTGATTTATTCTCGCCTTTCCTTAAAACTCTACCAATGGATTGTAGGTTTCGCACTCTAGACTTAGAGGGACTAGCGAAGATAACGTTATGCAAATTGCGAATGTTTATACCAGTGGAGAATGTGCCATAACTTGCAATGATGATAGCATCTTTTTCCTTTTCGGTAATTCTTCTCGCTTCTTCACGATCTTCAGTATCAATTCCACCGTGAATAAAAAACAAACGGCGATTTTGATTGTAACTATTTATCAAATTGTAAAGGGGCTCACCATGTTTCTCAACGTAATTAAAGAGAATTAAGGTGTTGCCAACCGTATCTAATGCTAATTTACTTATAAATTTGTTACGTCTCTCGTGCTGTGTGATGTAATCCATCTCCTGTTGATAGTGATCAAACGGCACCCAACCATGTTTAAGTAGAATAATTTTTACTTTTAGTGGTGTGAGATGTCCTTTCTTTTGAAGATCCTTAGTCTTTGTAACCTGATCCACACTACCAAACAGACCTTCCAATACTAATTGGTGAGTTTGTAACCCATCAAGTGTGCCTGTTAACCCAACACGATACTTAGTATCCACCATTTTAGTGAGGATACCCGACAATGATTTTGCTTTATATAGATGTGCTTCGTCTCCTATGACAGCACCAAACCTCTCAAAGAAATTTTTACCTTCTTTGTATATACTCTGCCATGTGGATATAATTACTGGATCGTCAACATATTTCTCTCTACCTGCTCTAATCTTATGACAGTATGCACTTGCTTTCCAACCATAAGTTTCAAAATCTTTATACATTTGCTCTACCAGTGATGTGGTAGGCACAATAATCAATACATCTAGTCCTTTCTGTAGATACCAACGCACTAGTGCATAGATGATTAGGGATTTCCCTGATCCTGTGGGGGATAGTAGAAGCTTCCTACGCGACTTAAGTGCTTGATATATGCCTCGTAACTGGTAGTCCCTTGCTGTGAAAGGGAGACCCAAAGACCTAACAAAAGACGCTGTGCTTTCAGGTGTGACATAATCTTCTTCCTCTTCTGGTATACCATAGTAGTCACTCTGTTTAATGACATACTTATAGTGTTTGTTATTAAAGAATTCTTCTAGGTAGTCATAGAGACCACAATAGATCTCACCTGTGCCAGGTGAATATAATCTTATCTTTCCATCCCACACACGTTTCTTATAGTGTGGCATGAATTTAGCGTTAGGCACATCAAAACAAAAATACTCTGATAACTCTTTATGGATGTGCTCCTCTGTTTCTACTTTTAAATAAACTTCATTTTTCTTGCTAACGTATGTCATAGTATTTGATGATGTCAAATGCATTCTTGATAGCAAACCCTCTCGAGTCTATCTGTTTAAGAATCCTCTCACAACAATTTATACAAGTTTCGAGGTAGTGGATCTTAGCGTTTGCACGAGACAAATCCTTATCGCCATCTAAGTATAGACCGATATCAGATTTTAATACTTTAAGTGGGTATATCTTTCCTTCTTCGTCTGGTCTTTTACCAGAAAAATATTCAAACTTGTGTAGTCTTATTAGATTCCTTTTACTCTCTGCTTCTGAAAGCATCAGTCGGAATTGATTCAACCATTTCAAATACTTAGAGTGTAGTTTAGCAGACGCTAACGAGTCGTTTGCCAAAAGCTCAGGCAACTCCCTATGGAGCTCTGAGTCCTTCTCCCACATCTCTTCAATTTTTTCGAGATTCATTACTCTAATGCTGTGGAGCGTACGTTAGTCTCACCACTCTGAATCTCATACAAGATATATTTAAACGTGGCATTGGCAGTAGCGTACTGTGTGCCATCTATTGTAGCATCAAAATCCAATCCTGACAAGGAGACAGGAAACAATCCTTTGAATACGATGTTAAAATTTGCATTGAAGTTACTGTTAAGCACTGTCAAAGATGCGTCAGCAGATATCAGATCCCAGTCCTTTGAATCGTATTGGAATCTAGACTTCATAAAATCTATAAAAGTTGTCCTTTCTTTTGACTTCTCGGGGACACCGAGAGCACGCAACCAGTTGTGTAGTAGGAGATAGTTTTCCATATCCTCATCTACTATGAAAGACATTTCAAAATCTTCGTATTGAAATGTGCCTTCTAGAGGTAACTGACGTCCATACCTTGTGGACTGCATGGGTTGTGTGATTGAGATTGCAGGAATAGCAGCAGACTGACTAAAGTACACGACCTTAGGAAACTTAGGCATCACCATCTTAAACCCAAGTGGTGATAAGAAGTTTCTATTTTCAATCTGTGAATTCCAAGCGTTAGTCATTAGGCACCCATGTAGACAGGCGACATGAGACCACCTTCGGGATCGTCATCGTCGTCGTCATTATTTATATCGTACAAGTCGAAGATCACCTTCAGTATGAAGTGTGCAAATAATCCGACTGTAATTCCTCTAATAAACTGTATTAATAATATGCTAGTGTCGTAATCCATGAAAACGGTGTATTGGTGCGATAATGTTATTGCTTAGGTCTTCTTTAACTGCCTCGACGACCTTATCTAAAATGTTAATGTCGATGTGCATGAATGGAGGAATGATACCTAACATCCTCAACAATCCATCAACAAATAATGCAAGTGCTGTGAATCCTAGAATCATAGAGATAACAGTAGCATCTCTATTGTGCTTCTTCATTGATTCTTCATCAATGCGTCTCGCCTCAGAGACAGCAGTATCTACAGCAGATGCTATCATAGCATCAACTTCACTTTTTGTATAGGATACCTGCCGTATCTTTTTTTCGGTCATGCCGATGTCTACAACGTCTGTGCGAGGAAACTCACTGATTAGTTTGTTTATCATTGATGTCCTTGGAGTGATACCAGAAATCTTCCCAGTCCTTCGGAGAATCCGTGACGTCTACAATTCCTGTAATTTTGTTTTTCATCTTCTCGATGTCATCTATGAGATCATCAAGTCGATCTAAATCTTTTCTGGGCATACTAGATAAGTTTTTTATATCTTACTATATTATGCTCCTAAACGCAATAGGTAAATGGTAAACAATCCTAAAAGAAGGAAGAGCATAACGTAGTATGTAACCTCTGCTACCATGTCTATCTCGTCAGTTGCTGTATTTATGTTGCCTAATAAAAAAGGCAGGTCGTTAGACCTGCCCAAGTCAATGTATCCTGACAATTTACATTAGGTTGTCAACTAGCACACGTCTGTAGTAACGGTTCTTGTTAGGATCAAGATCTCCGCCACCTTGGTCTGTGCCTTCAGCAAATGGGTTAGCAACCATGCCATAACGAGTCTTAAACCCGATTTTTGGCTGGAATGTATCCTGACCCACAGCTCTGACCATCTGTAGTGGGACATAAGGACAGTAGAAGATTCCTGCATCATATGCAGATGATCCTTTGTATCCACCAACGTAGAAGTGTCTGTCACTTACGTTTGCTGAATATGGATCAACATAAACCTTGATTCTACCATTCAATGTACCAGCAAGAGTGCTGCTGTTGTCATCTGGAAGCAAGTTACTGTTTCCTGCAAGAGCTGGAGTGTAATCAAGCACACCTGCCATTGATAGAGCACTAGCCACGTCTGCTGAGCAGATGAGGATGTTACCCTTCCCACGACGAGTTTCATGCCCGATAGCATTCATGTCTCTTTCGATCTGGAATAGAAGACCTTTAAACTTCTCAACTGACCATCTACCGTTGGAGTCAACGTCTAGGTCAAATACACCTGCAGTTGCTGTGTTATTCTGTGCACCAGGTCTTGCGACTTTGTATACAGATCTTACAACTTCACGGTTGATTTCAGCAAGTACTTCTGTTGAAAGAATGTTTGCCAATTCAGACTCAGCGTCTAAACCGTGAACTGCCTTAAGGTCTTGTGCCAATTCTAGAGAATACTCTGCCTTGAGTGCTCTGGACTTCGCAGTCACAGTAACTTTCTCAATGCTGAAGTTCATCTCAGCGAACTGGTTACCAGATGCATCACCCAATGCTTCTGCCTGAGCTGTGGTCATACCAGTGTTAGTGGTGTATGTACCAGAGTCGTTAAGAAGACCAGGGTTGCTTCCTGATTGTGCAGACTGTCCGAGGTCAGATGCTGCGTTCTCTCCAGAGAATTCTGCGTCTGCTTCGTTGAAGAATGCTTCTGATCCTGCTGTACGGTTTGTGCCGTAGCGTGATCTCATTGCGAAAATAAGTCCTGTAGGACCTGTCATTGGTTGTACGCCTGCGATATCGTAAGCGATCAACTTAGGCATTGATCTTCTGATCAATGAAATGAGAACTGGGTCGAAACCTGCGACTGGACCTGTAGCTGTGCTACTACCACTGAAACCTGCTGTACCAGCAGACATAGTAGGAGCGGCTTCGGTCAATACGCCAGCTTCTTCCTTAATAAATTTCTCTTGGTTCTCAAGGAGGACTGCAGTCACTGCCTTTCTATAGTTATCGCTAATCTCTGGGAGATCGCCATGTGTAAGAATAGGTGACCACTTCTCCTGTAGATGCTCAGAATTGAACATTTTGGTTATACCTCTATTAGGAAAATGGGTTAATTATTTGGACCAACGGGAGAGAGCTTTTACATAAGCATCCATACCCTCATTGATAGGTTCTACGTTTTCTACATCAACATCAGCGGAAGGTGCAGTTGCAGCTTCTGGTGACTTAGATGAGAAATAAGATTCCCTGAGTGTATCAATTTGCTTTCTGTAACTCTCAGCATCATTAAACTCAACAGCCTCTGCGAGAGCAGACAATTTTTCGCGTTGCGAAAGGGTCAAACCCTCGGACGCTTCATTCACAATCCCATTCTTAATGTAGGTGCCAATCTCTTTGTTAAGAGTAACGTTCTCTTCGATTGACTGGTTGAGCTTTGTTTCCATTTGATCTAGTTGAGATGTCATTTCATCTACTAAATCAAGCTTCTCTTCGGGGAGCTCAATATGATTCTCCACGAAAACTTTTTTGATTCCGTCAAGGACGTTTTCTGCCATCTCATTCTTGATACCGTGCTCAATAGCAAGGGAGTTGGTATCGATCCAGTTTTTAACTGAATATGAGAGGTAGTCGTCAACCTTTTCTGCAAGGTCAGACTTGACTTTTTCAATTTCTTCTTCTAAGACTTTTGCATACTCATCATGCATGCGTCCTAGTTCTTCGTTTAGACGAGATACGACCGCTGCTTCAAAGATAGTCTTTGCTTTCTCTTTGAATTCTTCACTTAGGTCTTCGCCTTCTGTTAGGGCTTGAACGTCTGCAGAAAGATCTACTTCGATCACTTCCTTCTCGCTCTCGTCCTCAGCAATTACTTCACCTTCAGGCTCATGTCCCGCTTTAACATCGCCCTTCATTGAATCTACTGTTTGTCCACTTGCATCAGATGGTTTAGTTGCAGGAGGTGTTGCAGTAGGTCCGCCACCTGTTTTGTACTTGTTAGAGTCATCATCAGGTTTGGAATTCATAGGTGTAGGTCCACCAAGATCTTGGTAACCAGGTTGACCTGGTGTGCCTGCTTCAGATTTTGGCATAGGATCAGCTGGTTTCGCATTCGCTGTCACAGCGTTTTCATCCAGTGATTTTTTATCAATTTTAGACATCATGGTCTCCTAAGTGTACAAAGGGCGGTAATTGCTATAGTTATTTATATATTAGAAACTTTGAAGATAGTCATTAAACGCGGAAAGCTTCCTTTCCTCCATTTGTGACCTCTCTGCATTATCAATTCTATGTTTGATTTGCTCGATTGTTTGCTCTGTGACGGCTCCATTTGCATAGATCCATTCTTTTCCTTCCATGATACCATCTACAAAAGCATCAGGTGCGGAAGGATCAGCAACAATATCAGCAGCAGTTGCAAGCATGAAGTCATCCATTACGACTTTCATACCATTTTCTTCTTTGATAGTCCCCAGTCCTCTAGAGGAAACGCCAAGTTTTACACCTTCGTCTAGAAGATTCTTAGCAATGTTACCCATAGGAGTGTCGAGGATTCTCGCTTTTCCAACAAAATTGTTTCCCTCATTTTTAAGGGATGTGATTAGATGTGACACGCGGTCGAGGTTGATAGTCGGTCCGTCTGGATGACCCAACTCTCCTAGTGCACGTCCTTTCTTAATATAAGATTCGTTATATTTATCAACTTCTCTCTGAAGTGTGGGGATAGGATACATACGACCATTACGATTCTTGATCGCACCTTGAAGAAACACACCTTCTATGAAGTGTCTTTTCTTTCCATCTTTTCCTTCGGTGATTAAAACCTTAGCGGTTTCAATTTCCTCCCTGATCAGTTTCATCTTTTGATTCCTCTGGTGTTACTTCAGTTTCAGTTTCAGTTGACGCTTGAGGTGTTTCTGGTTGCTCTTCCGCTTCTGGCTCTTCCACTTCGGGAGGCTCAGGAGCAAGAATAGTTTTACCAACCTCTGCTTTTCTAGCATCGATAGAGTCTACTGCAGCATCTTTCATTCCAGTTGCAACGTAATCACTTACGTCTTTCTTTCCTGAGAAAAGTGCGTTAACAATATCTAGGGCTGCTTGAGTAGGCATAACAATAATAAAATATGTAGTTATTTATATATTTCCTTTATCGTAGTCTGCGGGATCTATCCCTTGCTCCTCTGCAGGAGGCTCTGGGGGTTGTAATGCCATCTCCATTTGCTGCAATTCTAGTTGCTGCATTTGCACTGGAGAGACTAACATTCCTGCTTTTATCTCTTCTGCCATTTGCTCATCTATTTCGTTGAATTCATTCTCTGTTTGACGGAGAATTTGACGTCTTAGATATTCAAGTGAGAAGTATTTGCCCGCAAAAGGATCCATTTGTTGTAGCAAAGCAAGTCTTTCTGTTAAGATTTCCTGTGCTTTAAGCTCTGAGAAGTAGTTATCTGCAACGTAATCGTATTGGATATGCTCCTTCATGTCCTCCCATTCCTCTAAGGAAATAACTCCTTTAAGGACTAGTTGGGTTTTAAGTAGATCGCTGAAAAGATCGCTAAATCTTTTGCGGAGTCTGACTATGAATTTTTGGAATTTAACTTCATCTCTGGTGATCTCTGCGGATCTACCAACGTTGAAGGTGTTGTCTGATTCTAATCTAGACTCGGGGACGTTAAGTGAGCGATAAAGTTTCTTTTGGAAATACTTTACATCCTCTAACTCACCTAGGTTTTGTCCACCTGGTAGTGTAGAGATCTCTGTGCCTCTGCCCCCTTCACGTCTTGGTAGCCAGAAATCTTCTAGCATAGACATGAATTTCTTGTCGTCTCGAATCTCCCCAGTGTCTGCGTTATACACTAGTTTGTTTCTGTATCGACTCATTACCTCGCGGAGATATTGCTCTGCTTTTTGTTTAGGTAAATTTCCTACATCGATATAGAAGATTCTTCTTTCGGGTGCTCTGGATAGACGATAGATAACCAGAGAATCCTCAATCATTCTAAGTTGATTGAGTGCCTTGATTGACTTATGTAGATGAGATAAGACAATATTTCTATTCATGTCCCTCTTACCAGAGTGGACATAGGTGATCGCGTCAGGTGCAATCTTCACACCTTTATTTTCAAATCCACGCAATCCTTTAGGAGCATATATGTAATACTCTAGAGATTTAGGGACTAAGGAATCTCCCTGTGGATCGCCAGGTCCGTTTGCTAGACCTGATGCACCTTTACCTCTGTCAAATTCAACAACCTTTTTGATTTTACGAGGGTCGATGTATCTTAATTCCGTAATACCTTCAGAAGGTTTCTCGGGATTAATCATCTTGTGGTAGAAAAGTCTACCATCGATATACCATCTACGGAATATATCGTATGCTCTTCTATCAAAATCTAATAGAGAAAGGACGTTTTCAAACTCCTCTCTGATTCTTTTCTTCAAAGAATCGCTTGCCTGCAGGTGTGACAACTCAATGTCAATAGGATGATCATCCAACTCGCCAGCTATAGCCTCATTTACAATATCGTTGATAGCAGCATCCGCTTCTGGGTGCAAACTCATCTCACGATATCTACCAATGAGATCCATTTCCGTGCCTTTAGATGACTCTTTGTCACCAAAGTCCACGTACTGTCCGAAATAACCACCTGCTACAATAGGTTCGGCAGCATCTTCACTATCTTTACGCACGAAAGAAGGACCCTTGGGATTAATCTTCCCAGAGCCCTTCTTCTTGCGATCAAGAGAATAACCAAATAATTGTGCCATTCAAAAATGTAACTAGGTTATAGTTATTTAGCGACTTCCAAAAACTAGTTTTTAGGAACGTGGTGTGCTGCGTTAACGTCTGACGCATAAGTCCAGTACTGAACCTGAAACTCAACTGTGTATTCTTCTGGTGTATCGTTGCTATCCCATGCAAGATCGATTGCTGAGATGTTACTTGGCCAGATACCTTCAAACTTGTATGCTCTAGTTTGCTCAGATTGTCTGTCATACTGACGGACGATCGCTGCAGTTTGATAGTTAGCAGGTGAATCAAATGACTGGAAGTTTTGTTGTAGTGCTTGGATCTGTGTAGACCAATTCTCCAACTGATTTCTAATCACGAAGTTAGCGTCGTTAAGGACTGTAACTGTCCATGGCTCGAATGTCCTGTCTCCTGCGATTTTAATTGTCCTTCCTCTGTAAGGAACTTCAATTACACCAACAGTAGATGCGGGAATGTTTGCTGCTTTAACTAGAAGTGTTGCAAGGTTTCCACCGAAAGGTGCACTTGCTGCTTCTGTTTCTGCTGCGTCTGCTGCACCACCGCTTCCTCCGATGTTTGCAGTGCCTGTAAGTTGAGGGAAAGTTAACTCTACTTGGAAGAGATTAGGGCGGGCAAGATCCCCAATCTTATTTCTAAAGTCGAAAATAGGAGAGTTAATCTGCCCCCCTTCGACGTTATTAATTGCCATTTTAAATGTCTCCTATTTTTGTGAATTGACTACGAAGTCGTAGCACGGTTTACTTAGGTTGCAACCTCAGAGAAACTAGCCCCTGTCCTTGTTGCTGTAAATGTAAGTGTGATGAAGTTAATAGATCTAGTAGGTTTGATGAAGATCTCTGCGTAGAATTCACCTCTGTCAATAGACTCAGGTGGGTTGTTTGTGCTGTCACATACAACCAAGAAATCAGTAACACCACGACGTGATTGTACGGATCTCATGAAAGGTTCTACGATATTCTTGAAACCTTGGCGAGTAAACTCGTCATTCAATTCAAAAAGTTGTGTCTTAGCAGCCTGTGCGATTGCTCCTTCTAATACTAAGAAGAGGCGTCTTACGTTGATTCTATCGAATGCAGACTGATATGATAGTGCAGTCTTGTCTCCGAAGAGGACGATTCCTTCGCCAGGGAATGCAACAACTGGGTTGACTCTAGCAGCGTATAGTCTGTCTCTGTGATCCTTTAGAGGTGAGTAAGCAAGTTTAACTGCGTTACGAAGTTGACCTCTATTGAAACCTGCAGGTGAGAACCATGGCTCCTGATTTAGAGTTGTGCTAAGTGTTAGACCTGCAACGTCAGCATTACATGGAATGTAACGATAGACATCGTTGTAACGGTCATAGATGTATTTGTAGTTATTGTCAAATACTGCGTATGAGCTAGATGATAGTTGATCAAAGAAACTAATAGTCTTGTCAACAATATCTGTAGTGGAAGAGATTCCGATCACGTCACCTCTGTAAGGTGAGATGAATGCCATGCAATCTTTACGAGTGCTTGCAATATCGATAACCTTCTGTGCCTTAGCGATTGTATCACTTAGGTTGCTCATTGAAGGACCCATGAGGACGTAATCTACTTCCTCAGTTTCAGCGTCTCCGAATAAATCATATCCAGAAAGAAGTGAAGGTCTGTCAACAGTGTATCCATCTACTCCACCTTGTAGGTGATACTTGATGGTGCCGTTATTCTTAGTCCCGATAACAGGAATACTATTTGGATCAAGACCAGTAATGTTGTCTCCACCGTAAAGTGCAGCGTCTGCCTTGATCAAGTCAAAGTCACGGTTAGTTACGCTTCCACCCCATGATCCGTCGGCTGTGCCTGAGCGGTCAAAGATGTTAGCAGATTCGTGAGATCCCCAGTAAATATAGGAGGATTGATTCATCAAAACATCGACGTAGTATAGTGACTCACCTTGTGGTGACTTAGCGTCTGATGCTTTTGAAAGGTTTGTAAACTTCTCTAGAAGTGCTCCTGGTGTGCCTGTTAGTGCACCGTCGCCATCTAAGACAAGTACGTGTAGTAGATCTCTGTATCCACCACGGTCATCTGCCCATGCAGATGTAGAAGGACGAGGAGCGATGTTGATCCACTTCTCGTTGTAACCATACATTCTTGACTCATAGTCACTACCGACTGCGATAGCAGATACGTTAGCAGCGTTTCCGTCAACAACAACTTGGTTTGCTTGGAATAGAGGTGATGTTTTGTTTAGAGATACTCTTAATTCTCTTGAGATAGATGCAATCTTACCTGATGTGCCAGTTGCAGATCCAGGTGATCCACCGTTGTTTGCCAACTCAGTAATTGTGTCGCCAACTTCCCAGTAGTCTGATGCAGTGCCATCAACACTGATTTCAACTTTCTGTGTCTCTTTGTCGTATGCAACGATACCACCAGTGATGTTACCAGAAAGACCAGTGTAGAAGTTAGAAGCAACGAAGTTACCAACTAGAGTTGCATTCTCTTCAAGTGTAAGCACTACAGTGTAAGAATAAACTTTACCGTAGATGTTAGCAGCAGAGTAAGAAATCTCCGCACCTGTTGTAAATGCCCACTCAGCAGATCCTGGTTGTGCACAATATAGCACTTGGTCTGCACCTGCGTCAGTCATTACAACTCTAAGACTGTTTCCGTGTGTGCCTGCTGTTTTACCTGCCCACTTCCAGTTGTTAGAAGCATCTTTAACTGTTGACTCGTAAGCGTCAAGATTCTTAATTAATGGAGAAGTAACACCTGTAGATGTTTGCTCATTAATTGTTGTCTTATTACTTGAGACAGTTAGGAGTGTGATTGTTGATCCATCAGTGTGTGCTGCTGCAGTAGTGCTTAATGCTGCACGAGTCACAGTTAGGTCGTTACCTACGACAGCTGAGACTTGAAGGATTTCATCGTCAATTCTGATGTATGAGTTAGTACCTGCACCAAGAGTAGCAACTGAAGCAACCGATAATGTTGTATCTGAGTCAGTGAATGTCCCGCCTTCGTTAACTGTTGAAGTAGATCCTGCTGTTTCAATCAGTGTAACTTGTGATCCTGCTGCGTGTGAAACTCCAGATGTCTGTAGTTGTCCACGAGTAACAACCGCATCGTTTCCGTTTACAGATCCGACTGATACGATTTCAGCGTCGATCAATAAAAGGTCTGCAACGTCAAAGTCTGTTGTAGAAGTAACCGTTAGAGTTGTATCAGTAGCACTGAATGTAGTATTAGTAAACTGTGCTGTGTCAATGGCATTCTTAAGTGAGTTGCTCATTGCACGGACAATCTTCATGGTGCCACCATAAAGAAGGTATTGTGCTGCACTAAACCAATACTCAAAGTTTGAGTTATTTGGTCTACCAAATATTGCGAGAAGCTCTTTCTCACTAGTTACCGAGGTAATTTGCTCTACTGGTCCTTTTTCAAAACTACCAACGAGTGATGCTACATTATCTACTGTAGCGTTAACAACGTTAGTTAGATCTCTTTCCAGTACAACAACACCTGGTGAAAGCTGCGTTGATGCCATGTTTGTATACTCCTAGAACGGGTCAATACGGATGCTATTAGTATTTAGAAAAACTCATGTTTTCAGAGGGGAAACGTGACGTGAGCATACTACCAGTCAGGATAGTCACATTCTTTACGTTTGATTTTTTTCTTTCTATTCTTCCTAATTCTATTAACTGTGCATTCCTTACACTCATATGAATATGCGGATGGTATATGTCCTCTGTCTCTCCTAGTCCAATAAAAACCGTCAATGAGGTCAAACGTCCTAAGACATCTCCTACACTGACGGTCTACAAATAGTAGATGCTCTAACTCTAAATCATTCTTCATTCTTTCTTGCCCAGTATCCAAACACTACACCTGCAGTGAAGATTACCAAGACAAAAAGTGTTTGTGCTGCTGATCCTAAGAATGTCTCAATCATTGTGCCCCTGCTTACTCTTAATATCCATCATGATCCAACGTGGCAGATAGAAGATCATAAATGCACCCAACCAAAACACACACAGTGCTATGAAATGTGCCATCCTATTAGGATTTACAATCAACCCTAGTGTTACTAGACCCATCCAGAGATAGTCTAGAGTGCCATGCAGTCTATACCATATATTCTCACCCAACTTCTTGATAACCTTATCTCTTAGTCTAGCAAAGAAAGGTGATACATGTCTCATCATAACGAAACCTTCGTTAAAAAACATGATGAGGAATCCAATTTTAAAAATCATTTCTCCCCCTCTTGCTTTGTCCACTCTTTCATGTATTGCTCTCTACCATCTTCCAAAAACTTTTTCTTTTCATAATCATAATAAGGATGTGGTGCAGCACTTACAACAGGACTCTTGGATTTGTTTTTGATAACGATAAATCTATCAGCAGCAAATGTCCCTGCTAATTGCACCTCAATCTCATCTCCATCTTTCCAGTTGATACTACCATCTTTCTTGGTATGAAGCATTGCTTCTTGTATCTGGTCAATAATGTCTTGTGTTAATTCCATACTCTAGTTAGTTGTCTCACGTCATCGACACCATAGATCGATTTGACTGTTTGTAATGCATCCTCTCTCAGATTAGAGGGACACTTAAATTTAACTTTCTGCAGTCTGTTGCTTGGCAACAGTATCTGTGCTGTCCATAAGCTTGTAATCATACTTGGTTAAGTCGCATTCGATAGTCGGCATACCTTCGTGTTTTTCTCTGGTAGGTTGTCCTATCTTCTGTAGGATGTCACCAGGTATTTTCTTCTTAGATATGTCATAAGGTATAGGTGCGTTTGCTACACACACTCTAATGCATTCCATTTCTTCCTCAGTAAAAACAGGAAGTTTGTTAGCAGTCATACCTTTGTAAACTCTTTTAGTCAATACGTCCCTCGGTAAAGCCATTCAGTTGATCCGTCTTCACCTATAACAATTTCAGATTCATCTTCTGGAAAGTCATAAGGACCATCAAGTTTTTTCTGATGCTCTCTCTCATCTAACACCTCATTGATGAGTTGCTTTAACTCTACCTTAAGTGAGTCAGATATAAGATTAAGTTTGTTTACCTTCAAGGGAGGAATAGCAGCACGTTGCTCTTCGAGTGATTTACCACTCTCTTTACTGCCATATGACATGCCTTGGGTATCAATCGTCATGATCATCCCAAGGATCTGACAATCCTTTATTAGCAAAGAATCCTCTATAGACTCCAAAACCTGCCAACAGCACAGTAAATACTGCTACTGATATTGGAAACGTAAAGTTTGGGTCATAGTTTGCGTGAGGTATAAGTGCGTCACACTTTGTCCATGTGCCAGGTAATGTATACACTGGTGGACAAGAAATAAAAATCATCGGAATTCCCACATGTAGGCTCTGTCGCCGTATTCATCAGTATGCCATACATCGCCCTCTTTGTCAACGAAAGTTTCCTCATTCAGTCCGTCATCAACGAAACCAAAGGGTGCCATGTCTGCTTCAATCTGCTCTTTCTGCTCTTGATACAGACGTGCTCTAACGTCATTGTCGTGCAACTCTCTAAAATAATCAGATGTTGCTAACCAACTAAAGATAACAATACACATGGCAAGATCGTCATTACAACCGTCTTCCGCTTCCCATGCTTGACCTTTCTGTATGAATGTAGTTAACTCTGCTATTATATCATAATCTTGGAAGATTAGTTTGTCTGTTTCAATTAGTGTCTTCATATTAGAACACCCAGTCTTCTTAACAGTGGTGCTCATCTTGACTCCTAGTTGTGTCTTACTCCCTGAGAATCCTTGCCCCACAACCTGTCCTGCTCTTCCCCGCATAGCACACATAAGAAGATTATCATACTCAAGATCATACTGTAATATGTCCGCAACCTGCCCGCCAATATCATTTACCTCTGCCATAATATACGCATGGTTATAATTCACTGCAACCTGATGTATGATATTAGGAAATAGCATAGGTTTAATTATATTATTCCTATACTTTGCCACGATCCGATAGGGAATAGTCGTCGTATCAAATACTAGAAACGCTGAATAGTCCTTAGTCAGACCTCGTGCCACGTCAACTGTCATCACATATGTGTGATCTTCAATAGGTGCCTCGTATACATCAAGTCCTGAGTTAGATGTAATAGGATCTTCATACGTCATGATCTTTAACTTAGTTGACGTAATCAATGTATTTACAGATCCTAGAAACTCACATTCAAATTCTTGGTTAAACTGCTCTTCAGATGTGTTGGCAATAGTTTGCTCTCGCCACAAAGCATCTCGACCTGGCACTTCAGACCAGTGCACTTCTGTAGTTACATATTCATTTCTCTTCAACTCTGCATCATGCCAGAGTTTGTAAAACATATTCATCCCCTTAGGTGTGGAGATGATAATTACCTTGGTAGATTTACCAGAGGATATAGTTGGATAAACAGAGCTAAAAAACTCATCAGCAATATGAGTTGGAATAAAGGCGAATTCATCGAGAAATATAATATTAAACGACATACCCCTAACAGCAGAAGCAGAAGTAGATGCAGCCATGATCTTACTTCCATTCTCCAATTCCAGTGATCCTCTGTTCCAGTTGACGACTCCTTGTTGGAGCCATTTGGGGAGGTTTTCATATGATAATTGTAGACGTTGCAACATCTCACGAGCAGTCGCTGCCTTGTTAGCAAGGATCGCTACGTTAACGTTGTCATTAAAAATAGAATACCACAACAGATAGGCAGTAACAACTGTTGACTTACCTGACTGTCGTGGTAGTTTTGCAATATTAAATCTATTGTCGTGAAACTTATTAACCATATCCGCTTGAAACGGATACAATGTAAATGGCACTAGACCTAGATCAAGAGAGATGATCTGGATATAGTTAGTAATAAAATAAACAGGATCCTTACTACACTTGACAAACTCTGCAACTTCTTTAGGGGAAAAGTTTTGTGCAACGTTTGCCCTTTTGAGATTGGGATTGCCTAGATATATGTCCTGTGTACTCATAACTCCGTAAATGCGTGCTCTTTTTTCATGGCATATAATCTAAGTTTCATGATCATCAAGTAGTCTTTCTCCATCTTCGGTCGAATACTACCATCCCATGTATCTAATGCATAACAAACATGATCATACATTAAATTAACTTCATCAATACCCATATTCATAGAACAATACCAATCACCTTCTTCCAAATCTATATCGATATAAGATGAATCGGACATTTATCTGCCTAAGAAATAGTGATTAATAACTTCTATTTTTTCATGTGCCTGTGCAATAGCAGTGATTTCCGTTTCTATTGCTGCCATAATATCTGAATGCTCACCAATACCTACAGGTTGGTTGAGATAGATTTCCACATTCTGCTGATGCTTTGCAATCAAACCATTGTAATATGTGATTTGATTATTAAGAATGTCATCACGCAAGTTTACCATAAATTAACCTTCATTAAGTGTGCCAAAAGATCTACGAATTTCTCGTAGTGCTTCTAAGTCCATGTTTTTTGTACCTCCATCATATGCGTGAGCATATCCTTCGGTAATCATCTGCTCATTGAGAGACACATCTGAATCCCCAATGTAAAGCCAGCCAAGAAGACGACCATACTTCCCCATACCACCAACGAGCTCAGTCCTAATGACAAGATCATCTTCGCCTTCGATCGCTCCTTCGAGTTTCTCTTTGATCCACTCAGTCGCATCAAGTCCAAGTGCTTTCTCCTCTAGATTTCTTGTCCTCTTCTCAGGGGTATCAACTCCTGCTACACGTACTCTTTCTTTTTTACTAAGATCGAAGCCTAAGTCTATTGTAACATCTATTGTGTCACCGTCAACTACCCTGTTGATCTCCGTCACTCGGAAGTTGTAACAACTCTTCCGACTCGGTGGGGTCATCGCTCCCATCATTCATCTCCTCATACGCATACTTCATTATATAGGCTATCAATATTGTCACACTTATGACAAGTATGAGCACCATTATATTAACTGAGTGTACGACTGTCATCTTTTAATGATGCGAGATAGTCAATCCACCACTGTGGATCTTTATTACTTTTCCATAATGGGACAGGCAGTCCACGCTCAACAACATAGTATTGGTGGATAACCTTATCGATAGTCTGTGCGATCTGTAAATTCTTCTTCCTCTTCGTCAACATCCGCATACGGATTTGCCACATATGGTCCTCGCTTTCTGAATTTTTCTTTGCTAACATAGATCGTCTCGTTGTTTATAGCGGACATCCACACAGCAATTTTCATCACTATGTATATTGCAACTAGTGGCAAAAAACATGCTATTAATATAAATTGGGATTTGAATGCAATCATTAGTAAAAAGAAAGGGTCTTGTTAGACCCTTGTTTAGTTATATATTAACACTTCCATTTGCGAAGTGCGAGTGCTTTTCGGGTCGGTCTCCCTTTCTCATCTTTCATAGGTCCTTTGACACCACCCATTCGTGCACAGAATGACCTCTTCCTAGGTCCTCCCTTAGGTTGTGGTGCTTTTAAATCGCTGCCAGGATTCTCACGCTCATAAGACTTACGTCCTTTTTCATTGAGACCACCTGTCTTATTCTTACCTTCCTTCCTCTGCCATGCAGATTCGTGAAACTGTTGGAATGTTTTTATGCTGCTGCTTGACATGTTGGATTCTTAGGACAGTTTG